CAATGCACGCATATAACTCTACCGATAATGACTCGTACTTATTTGCATGGACAACTAATTTGATTATGTTGTTCATTGCATGCGGGGTTTCTTTTAGAGTCTTTTTTGTGGGTTGCCTTTTTTGGCTGCTGCCATTGGACGCTACAGCGTTTTCGATAGTAGTGGTTTTAATAGGACACCCCTTATATAGACTGAAAAAGACGTACTCGGCATATAAAGCAAATAATACATTTAAAGATGAAAGTAACACCCTTGGGATATGGCCTTTGAAAATGAACATCACAATACCACCTAATTGGACGTCATATGGTCAAAATTACAAGAATCAGTTGGGAACTCTGCCAAAAAACCATTTCAACAGGTTGAAATTCTTCCAAGTAACGGAGGGATCCAGAATATTCAGTGATCCGTCTAGAGGCTCGCAAAAACTGAGAATCATTTTACAGTACTTGGAGTGCTATGGCAGGAAAACAGTTGGAAATTTCGTTGACCTTTGCGCTGGTGCTGGAGGATGGTCGCAAGTCATGCACAATCGAAAAATGACAGGGGAAGCATACTCTTTTTGGGACGAGAGAGAAGGCCATGAATCATGGTCTGGACCACAAATAAAACTCCATCCGGGCGATTACAGACAGTATGAACCCGTGAAAGGAAAGCAATGGATTCTGTTCGACGGTGGTGAGTCCTATCCTGACTACAATAGAGAGGAAAGAGATTTTTTCTCTTTGTTCTCTAAGGTTGAGGAGTGGATAATCGCCAATCCGAGAGCTGATTTCGTTATCAAGATACTCTCCCCAAGCAGTCCAAGGATACACGACGTGCTCAGAAGAATACAGACAATTACTGGCAAAGGTGAATTAGTTCGGCTTTTTCACAGCCGACTTACATCACATGAAATGTATTTCGTTTCTTCACCAGCTAAGGACACTATATCAAGTGCAGTCTGTATGTATCAACGATTAATACAACTAGTTAATACACCAGTGGATATGTTAGATGAAACTAACTACTCCAAATATGAGAGCATAGGAGTGCCCAAGTGGACAGCGGAAGCAGATATGTCAGTTCCCCTTTTGCCACCTTACGACATGACTAATGGAATAAGAGAATGCGTGAAGAATGTTCTACAAGCACCCAGAAACATAACACGCTTCCTTAAAGAAGTGGGATATTTTAAATCCACAGCTCGAGGTTCTTCTACCACATTCTACAATATGATTATCAAACCAATAGTGGAAGTATTAGTAGTTAAGTACCCTGATATACAAGCCTGGAAAACAACATCAACCACTTCCCACTCCATTCAAAAAGTTGTGTCACAGAAGATTGACGTGGCTCCAGTAGAAAACCACCAACACTGGGATTACCTCAAAGAGGCTTATGCCACTTTATCAGAATTCATGATACAAAGAGGAGGTAAAATGCGGCGATTGACAACACAAGAACTAATAAAGTCTCTGAATCCTCAGGGAACCATGGGCATACAAGAAGACAATTTTGAAGAAAATGGCATTCAATACTCCTTTAAAACCATAAAGGAGTACGCATCACACATGATTGGAGGAAGATACCTCTGGCAATCCAGAGTGAAAAAGATCAGAAAATCTTTTGAAGCCAACAGACCCATCTTATCCGTTTTCAACACAGTAGCAAAAACTGAGAAGAAAATGGATGTGACAAGGCACAAGGATAAAGCCAGTAGACTCATATGGTTCTTACCAGCCACTATGAGGATATTCGAAGCTGAGGTATTTGGTTGTTTAGAAGAACTATTAACCAAAATACCTTATACAGTCTCTGGAACACCTCTGTATGATTACGGAGACCAGCTGGCAGAAATCTTTTTCAAGAAGAAGAACAGAAAAGCAATCTGTAACGATATAGCAGGATGGGACACCAGAATATCAAAAGGATTGCAACGGTTAGAGTGTTGGTTTTTAAATAGCTTAACCAAAGATGAATGCTTGAAGCAGGACATCACACACCTATACCGCCTCTACTCAAATGCGACGGTCATGATAGCTAGGGACTCGAATGATGGCGATGAAACCGCCATATACCAGCTTCGAGGACAAGTGGCATCAGGAAGAAGACCAACTTACGCCATGAACACCATTACTAACATAATAGTTAGTATGTGTGCAGCAGCCAAATCACAGGACATACCCTTAGAAAAGCTAAGAGTTTGGATGTTAACTTGCCTTAACAAAGGACATACTGACAAATTCTCTGGCAAAATCTCTGGTGATGATTCCACGCTGATATTTGGTGAACATCAAGCTAAATTGTATTCCAAAAAAGCCCATCATTTCCTCAATGAAATAGGCCTGGTGAGGAAGGACATATCTTACGATGAGCCCTCCCGCATTATACCTGTTTTCGAGGATATTGACTTCTGCTCTCACCAGTACGTGCCAATCACATATGGCAACGGGAAAACCAAATACATGCCGACTAGACCATTCGCTGAAATAGTAGGAAAATCCATGATCATGTTAAACAAACCCAAGGACCAGCCAACACAGGAAGCTTGGGCGAGAGTCCAAGGACTAAATATCCTAGTTAATTACCATCACATACCAGAAGCTAAGGCTCTGGCATTGGCAATATTGTCAGCAACCCGGGACAACATTAGCCTTGAAGGACTAACCATAGGGTATAAAATTGGTCCAAGACCTTGGATAACACAAGGAGATGCATTACAAATAATAAAGAACTGCTTATTCGGAGATTCAACAACAATAACTAGCAACAAATCTCCAGACTCATTGAGATGGAAGGATCTCGGAATAATGAAAATGTATCACAGACAAATGTTTGTCAACATGAAACCATCAGTGCGAAAGAAATGGTATGAAAACATGGATAAGGTAATAAGATCCCTAAGAATACCAGGAGAGAGTTTGAGTTACATCAATTGGCACTATAATTTTGTGCCAACCACTCCACCTACAATAAACGGATCTGCCAACCCAAGTTATTACTTTTAAAACATCACACCTAATAACATCACACTAATCTTTAAATAATGCAAAATAAGTACAAAAAAATAATAAAAAATTCTAACGGTGACAGGAGCTATCTAAGCTGGTCGCGTGGACGATTGAGTGACACCTCGTCAACTGTGGAAAACAAAAAAATACTTAAAATTACATAAAAGCCAAGAATCGAAATTTATAGGGAGCTATTCTGCTAGTTGGATAGGCAATTGATTTGACCTCACCTTTATGGCCAACAACCCGCCTAATTTTTATTTATTGGAAC